CCAGAGCTGCCACCGTCAGCCTGGTGAGCCATCATGCTATCCAATCATAAACTTACCTGTGTAAGCCCCCTTGCTTTTTTGCATTTGTCTTTAGCTTGAATCCGGTGCGATGGTCACCGTTGTTTTCTAAGTCTGCAGCCTTAGGACTGATCCTTGCTAAACACTTCTGTTTGAAAGCAATACCTATTTTAATGGCGGATCGGATAGTTGAGAACTGGGGTTATAGGGTGGTTACTTATGATCTTGTACTTCTCGTTATAGTCAAAAGTCATTAAACCGTAGGCAGGATAATGCTCTTTTAGATATTTCTCACACTTCTCTATCATGTGCGGAGCAACTACATAAATGAATCTTGAATAAGGCATTTTCTTGTGTTTCTGTTTAACAAAATCACGCATAAAGTCAGAAAAAGAAATCTTTATCTCATAAACAGTAAGCTGTTTCTTTCCGTCTGAATTAAAATATAAAACAGCAATATCTTCTATATCACGTAAATGCGCACTACTGTACTCTGAGACACAAGCCATCTGTCTCTTAAATCTCAGATAGTTAACGAGTGCAGCTTTTATTTTTGGAGCCGTGACGGTGTATACTGTTTTCATTTCTTATTCTGCCTCTCGTTTTATCTATAACCTTTTTCTAAACGCTGTAACTTAAATAACCTTTTCAGTTCAACCTTCTCTTGAACGTTGAAGATCTGCTTTACCTGGTCAACTACAATCTCAACATCAGCAACTTCTTCTGCCAGATGATCAATATTTCCTTTATTCCTTAAACACTTGGTGATCTCTTTGGCCAATTCAGATAATTCCTCAATGGCCACTACAAGCTGATAAGAATCGCCGTTTTGTTCTCTTAGTCTTTTGTAGATTTCTGAAGCTATCATTTCTTTTCTCTTCTTGCTTGTGCTCTAGCTCTTTCTTTTAAGAGCTTTGCCATATATTTATCCGGTTCATTCTCTTTTAAATAAGCTCTTCTCTCATTAGCCCATTGATTGATACGCTCTCTGTTTTTTTCTCTGTATGCCCTCTGTTTTTCAAGAAGTTCCTGATGTCTTATTGGATCTGCCATAATTTCTGCCATTCGCTGTTTTGCATATGCAGCTCTTTTGGCTTTTACTTCAGGATCATTTTTTCTTCTCTCATAATTCATTTTGTTATGACGTTTAGCAGCTTCTTTAGGGCCTAACATCTTTGATTTAGCACATACTAATCTTGCTCTTAGAAGGTACAGCTCTCTTTCTTCTCTGGAACTCTCTGCAGTGCATCCCAGTCCAGACATCACAGAAAGTTCACAGCGCTCAACACATTCAAGATTAGAGATGTCGAAGTTTCTTTTATTACCATCCTTGAAGATAACAGTCTTACCTTCAGCACTCTGTCCTGGATGATTTTGCTCCCATACGTAACGCTGATACTGCATCCAGTGATTAGGCTCTGCTACCTTGATTCTTACGTAATCTTTCTTAATCTGAAATGATCCAACCGGTCTATGTCTCCAGTGTTTCTCTCCACGTGGCACATCTGAATTGCTATTGCACAAACCTAACTGAATGCCTTTGTCATAGCAGTGAGCGCATACAGCTTTATCTGTAAAATCACGGCCAAATCTTTTATTGATTGCTTCAGCAAGTTCTCTTCTGGAGTTAATACCGTGTTCACGTAAAGGGCAGACAGATTTCACATACTCAGTGATTTCATCTGACCACTTTCGATCTTTTCTAGTCCATTTTTTGCCCTTTGTACTCACTTGATTTCAACTCCCAAAAGATTGCCGTTAACTTTAACTTCATATCCATGAGATAGAGCTGTTTTAACAGCATCAAGCTGTAGCTTTTTTGCTTCAATCTCAGTTTTCTTCATGTCATTTAATGAACCGGCAATGTTATTAACTGCTTCAGCTCTCTTAAACAGCATGTCAGCCTTCTGCAGATCAACTTCACCATCTGCATTGGTATAATTTTTAGCATCCTGGATAATAGCAATCTCATCAAGTAGCATTTGTTTAATTTTTGCCATTTCATCATTCTGTTGATTCTTAATATCCATAATTTCCACCTTTGTTTTTGTTACTTTTGGTTCAATATGCGCCACCTTTTGAGCCACTTTGGGTTCATTGTTTTGCTCTTCATGAACAACATATCCATTAACGTCATAAGGCAATGAATAACCAAACTCATGGCAGTAATTGTCATAAATAGCTTTTGGTGGAACAGGGCTCTTTTTAAATATGCCATGCTCAATAAAGTACTTTAAATTAGCTTTAATTTCTGTATCAGTTGATTCAGGAAAAGCCATTCTTATTAAGTCTTTGATGTCTAGCCTTCCTGACCACTTACTGCCAAAAATGCCCATTTCTTTTCTTAAACTTTCTGATGATGAAAATTTCAGTTCAAAGATGGTTATCATTTTTTAATCCTTACGTTTAAAAGCATTTGTTAAGTACTGTTCTATCTCTTTTTTAAAGAAACATACTCGTCCAGAAAAGCTGTTATCTCTATCAACTGGCTTTGGGAAGTCAGGGTGTTTTTTTAGAAAATTGTTAAAGCCATGAATAGACTTGAAGCCTAGTAGAGCTATAACATCCTTCCTTGTTATGAGTGCTAATTCTTCCATTGTAATTCCTCTTTGTAGTATTCCTAGTCTTTAGTCTGCTTGTTTATCTGCTCTTTTAGCTCATCAAGTATCTTTTTGTAGAGGAACGCTGTCTTATCAAAGCCTTCCTTTAGCTTCTCTGATGAAGCCTGTTCCTTTGCTTCAAGATAGCTTTTGTACGCAGTTTCCATTGCCAGTCTTATTGCTGTCCATTCTGTGTTATCTACTTCAAGTATCATGATGACCTCCTAAAAAGGGGTGGGCACGTGGAGCACCCACCAATCGTCTACGAGTACCACACTAAGTTAACTAAAATGGTAGTGGATCGTTTAAGTCCTTGTTATCAGGATTTACAACTTGTCCTTGAGCTTGCATTTGTGCATAAGCTTGACCTACAGGACCTTGAGCTTGTGGTGCATAAGGTTGCTGTACTTGTTGAGCATAAGCAGGTGCTTGTGGAGCATAACCTTGTTGTGGTTGTGCTTGCACTCTAGGTGCTTGACCAAGTAACTTATTAACAGTTTGCTTATATAGATTTGCAGGTGCATTTGCATAATGCTCCGCAGCACTTTGATAGGTGTCAGAGCAGAAACCTAGCAAATTAAATGTTGGATATTGAGTGCCAGTCTTTGCGCTTACAGCCATACCTTGGAAGGTAACCATTGCATTAACATCCTTGTTTATGAACTGGTCAAAAGTATCGATTGACCAATGTTTACCATCTTTGTCGCCTTCTTTGTGCACAGGATCTGCAAGATACAAATTACCTTGAGCATCTTTACTGTTAGTGAAGTAAAGTAAATCTTGTAGTGCTTGAGAAGTGCCTGAGATAAATACACTTACATTTAACTTACGGCATGGTTTACCGTGGTTTAGCACAGCAAGAGTTAAAGTAATGTTTGAAAACTCGTTGCCTTTATTGCTGGTGCCATGATTGTAAGTTGCATTGGCAATACGGCACTTGTAAATTCCTGACAGAGTGCAATCTGGCAAATTCTTTGTATTGATAAAATCGCCTAAACCGTCTTTAGGTACAGGATTAAAAGTTTGCATAGTTATTTTCCCTCATTAAAATGGTAATGGTTAGACTTGAGCTTCAACTTCTACAGTTGGCTCTTGCTGTAGTTCTACTTCTTTACGTTTACGTGTTGTTTTAGGTTTAATTGCAGCTGCTAAAGTTGGATTTACTTCACTTGCAGGTGTTAACTTTGCTGTAGTTTCTTTTGTTGTTGTAGGCTCCTCTGTGTAGGTTGCATAATCGTTCAATTCTTCAACGGAACTTAAGCCCATTAAGACATCTGCATAAGCAGCATCACAACAGCGCGATAAAGCTCTAATCATGCACATGTTTTTGTAGTCAATAGCCCAAGGTGATGCATTACCAGAACGACTTCTTACACCTTTTGCAATGCCGTCATTAGGATCAATGAACATCTTGCCCATTGAGATAGCTTCTTGAACTCCAAAAGTACGAGTATACTTTTGAGAACCACGAGTTATAGTTACAATTGCAGCGTTAGACTGCTCATCCCATCTTTCATCAATAAGACCACCAGCTCTTAATACCAATGCTCTTTTAGTGCTTGTATATAGAGCAGGTCGAGCAGTGCCAGGTACGGTATAAATACCTGATAGTGACTGCATGAAGTTAAGACCTAAGGAATTACCAAGACTCATAATCATGTATACGTCTGCTGTATGATCTGCAGTTTCAGTGCTTCTAATTGACTCTGGGATTAAGGTTGACTTTGAAATTCTCTGACAAAAGTCCCAAGCTTTCTCATTTAGTACAGGATATTCAATCTTGTTAGCTACATTCTCTACTGGAGCTACTGCATGCACAGGTGCAGGTGCTACAGGATTGATAGTGATCTGAGTAGATGGTTGTTGTGTTTGATACTCAGCTGGCAACACTTCAAGATTATGATCTTGTTGTGGTACTACTTGCTGAAATGGTTGACCCATGTTTAACATTTGTTTGTACCTCTTAATAAATACGTAATGTGCGAGCTGTTTGAGTTGTCTTCATAAACTCTTGATACAAGTCAGGGTGTTTAACCTGGAAAGCCTTGCTATCAAAACTTGTTCTTGTTGAGCCTTTAAAGGTTAATAGAGTCTTGGATTTACCTTGAGCGTCTGTATACTTAACCTTAGTAACATCAACTATTTCAGTTGCTAAAGCGTTCTTTAGTAAAGCTTGTTTTTCTTCTAAGGCTTTAATCTCAATGTCATACTCTTTAATCTTTTGCACACGAGCTATTAAGTCTGCATTTGCTTGCATCTCAACATCCTTCTCTGGTTGCATATTTTGAGCATCACTAAAAGTGATTGCAGGTGCTTTGTCTTCTAGTACATTGTTAATCCAAAAGTTACATGCAACTTCATACATGCGATTGCAGTATGCTTGGTCAAAATGAACGCGATAAAATCTAATCTCAGTGTTAGAGATTAAAACACCAACATCCCACCATTTGAGACCTGATACCAACATGTAGAATTGGACTTGAGCCATGTACTCTGGGTCGATTAAATCTGATTCTTGAACAAGGGTAGTACCATCATAGATATTTGCCTTACCCCACTTTGAGCGCATTACACCGTTAACGACGACTGAGTTGTTAATGCCAGTTGTCTTGCATTCAAGACCGCCGATGATTTTGCCTCCTTCTTCAGGTGCTTTATCGAAGACAACTCGGTCGAAGTTACCAACTAAGAAAGGCATACCAACCATAGCTACACTGTTAGCCTCACGTACAGTAAAGCCAGTTTGCTTCTCATATCTACGAGCAATCATTTCTTCAAGCTCGTGACCAACTTCCAACGGGATGTCGTTCTTAATATTCTTAGTTTGCTTAAAGGTCTTTACTTGCCAAATCTCATAAGCTGAACCCCACTTTGATTCGCCCATGACTTTTGCCATATCAGAACCACCAAGACCATATAAGCGCTTAGTGGTAAATACTTCTTCATCAGTCTTACAACCTTGCATTAAAGTAGCAATGTAAGCATCACGCTTATCTTGTAGTGATTGATAAGCTTTAAATACCTCAGGTAATAACATTAAATAGCCTCCACTAACAATAAAACGATAAAAAATGCTGTTATCAATGCAGCTGCAAATACGAAGTTGTTGATAACATCTAAAATCTTGTAACCATTACGCATAGCAACTCTCCAACCATGCCCACTCCATGAAGACAAGAACTAGGCATAAAAGAAAAGCAACACTGGCAACTAAATCACTAATTATTTGTTTCATACTAGGTAACCTCGTAAATTTTGATCACCATTAAGTGTTAAAATAATTTAACGGTATGAAGTAATATTAAATTTTTTTAACGATATATGCAATATGCCGTTAAAAATATTTATTAAAAATATTTAATAGCGTGATTTGTGTCACATTAAATTTCTTGATAAATATAGAGGTGCTTTTGGATAGATAAAAAAAGCAAGGCTGTAAAAACCTTGCTTAATTATTTGATATAGAAGTGATTAAATAAGACCTGAACGCTCTATTACTCGACCAATGATAGTAAATTGATCTTGCTCTTGATCCTCCAAATGAAGTATATCTTCACCATATGCCGCATTATCACTATGAATAATTAAATCTCCATTCATCTTTTTAAATAGACGTTTAATTTTTAATTCACCATTAAAAGAAAAACAATAAATTTTGTTGTCAATAATTGACTTAAAGTTTGGTAATGGAGTGCAATCTACTAGAATACAATCTCCATCATTAAGTGTTGGCTCCATGCTGTTACCTTCAACTTTAAATCTTTTACAATTACGAGGATTAACACCAAGATCATTAAAGAAGCTTAATTTATAGCCAGCTTCAGATGCATCCTCAATTTCATCAACATAAAATACATGACCACCACCTGCAGAAAATCCAATTTTGTATTGAGGTATCTTTACAAAGGTATCATCAACATTCATTGTGTTTTGATCTAAGTCATCAAATACAACAATGTTAGTCTTCTCTGGTGAACCTTCACCTGTAAGTAAATAATCAGCAGATGTATTTAGGACTTCTGCAAGTTTTGATAACTTATCAATATTAAAATTCTTTCCTTTTACCCAGCCACTAACTGCAGCTCCGCTTGAATCAATGAGCAATCCTAGTTTATTAAGGCTGATGTTCTTTTTATCTGCAAGCTCTTTAATGCGTTGTCCTATTGCAGCTAATGTACGCTCAGTCATAGTAAGTATCCTCTTAAATTGTATGCTTTTTTATAATTATTAAATTTTTTTAACATTTTTCAATAAAAGGCGTTAAAATAATTTATAATGAAACCATTAAATTTGTTTAACGGAAGGAACTATGCAAGATTTTTCATCTTATTCTCAAAGAAAAAAAATTCAAATGGCTAACCTAGTAATAGAGGAATTAGGTCGAAAAAAACTAATGTCTGAATTACAGATTACCAATGCTTCTTTAAGTATGTGGAAGAAAATAGGATTACCACATTCTCAGTATAAGTATCTCAAATTAGCTCATCCTAATTTAAGAGCTTGGAGTATATAAAGGGTTTTATTTGCTTATGCGTACAGAGACATTTGTTGTACTTGCTGAGTGGTTGGAAGATCAGCGCTTAAACTGGACTGATAGAGCATTGCTCGCAAAGCTTTACAGTCTAACTTATAGCGGATCAAAACCTTTGGTAAGTTCTAACTTAAGCTCTTTTTTGGCGACTATGGGGCTCACTAATCTGCGCCATTCCTGGAAACGTATTATTGAGTGCGGATACATAACTAAGACTGTTGATAAGCTACATGGAAATATTACTACTGTAACTATGGTCAAAATGACTACACCTATAGTCAATATGACACAAGGGTATCGTCAAAATGACAATAGCCTATTGCCAAAACGACAAAAGGGCTATAGTCAAAATGACGTTTCATCCTTATCCCTTAGTAATAACATTAGTAGTACCTTAGTGAGTGGCACTCACTCTAATCACACACCTATATCTTTTAATTTTGATTATGTCAAAAGCACATTCGACGATTGTGTAAATGAACTACTTAATGAATATCCATATTTAAAGCAAGTAGATCTTAACAAGTCATTACAACGCTATTGGTATCAAAAGCATACAAAGATTGAAAAGGGATATTGGAAGAAAGGGGAGAAAGTAACTGAGCAAAGTTTAAAAGATTCGATTTTAAGTTGGCTTCTTAATGAAAACAAGCCAGAACAAGTTAATAGTGAAGAAGATTTTTCACAGGATTTAAATGATTTAGAAAATGACCTTCTTCTAACTAATTTTACACCTGCTGATAAAGGCGATTATCAGCAAAGTGCAAACGATGGCTTTACTGAGTGTGAAGTCATCGAAGATGAACATTCAAATTCAAAGGAAAATTAAATGATCTTAGACGATTATACAGAATTTTGTAAAACATGGACAACTTTAAGAAGTCTTTTTGGCAAATCTACCACTAAGGATGAGCGCAAGATGGTTTTTAATGCTCTATCAAGATATTCACTTGATGCAGTTAAAAAAGCATGTGGAGTATGCAGTCAGCTACAAATGCCACCATTGCCATGTGACATCATTCGAGCAATTGAATTTGGTGTAGCAACAGATGCACAAGTAGATGCGCAAGCTAAGTGTATCTGGCAACAGATTGCTAATGGTTATGACAATAAAACCGATTATGTTTTTGCTCATCCAAGGGATGCTTTAGCTTTCTACATTGTGCTAGGTACACATAAGTTCTACAGCTATCAGACTATTGGTGATGAAGTCTTAGGTAAAAGATATGTTGAAGCTTACAAGTCTTGCGATATTTACAAATACCAAAAGCAAGCTCAAGAGTCTCAGATTATCTTTGCTGATTTAATGGGTATGCCTAAAACCGGTAACTATGTCACTTTTATCAATGACTATACACGTGATGGTGACTCTGAGTCTGTATGTACTCAAATTTGTAACAAAGTTTATGGTGTTAACAACTGGACTATTACTCGTTTTGATAAGTTAAGTCCATTACCTGTAACTAATGAACCTCCAGTGTTGTACATGACTAAAGAAGACTCAATGAAAGCATTAGATGTTTTGATTGATGTATTAAAACCTTCAAAGAAGGAGGATGCCTAAATGCAGTATGTTGATCCTTCTTGTGAAGTACGAGTTATTAACTCAATCCTAAAGTATGGATGTAAGGCTGTAGCTAAGATTGAGAATATTGATACATTGGAGTTTGATGGTTATATCAATAACTGTACCTTTAAAGCTTCAATGGAGATCTTAAAACAATACCCTGAGCTTGACTTTTTAGACTTAGGAAGTGTTTTAAGGGTCATAAATAAATATGACGAGACGATTGGTTTAAGTGAATTAAGCAGATCTTACTCTTACGATGCATTAAATTACATTCCTTTACCAATGCTTAATGACAATGTAAATCATTTAATTGAGCTTAAGAAAAAGCGCGACTTCTCTAATGCCGTCAAAAATTTAGCAAGCATGGTAGCAGGTGATGACATTAACAACAATGTGTCAACCATGTCTTATGATGACTTAGTTAATAAAGCAGCAGTTACATTCCAAAATTTACTAAGAGATAGTAATGCAAGAGCTGAATATAAAGATGCTCAATTAGTTTTAATTGATTACTTTAAGCATATCAAGCAAGGTGAAGTGGTAAAGATATATCCAACAGGATTTAGCTTACTTGATAACCACTTAAATGGTGGCCTACGCTCAGGAACATTAAATATCATAGGTGCACGTCCTGGTGTTGGTAAGTCAGCTTTTAGCACAAACATAATCTTAAACATGCTTCGTAATGATAAGACATTACCTCCTATTATTAACTTTTCATTAGAAATGCCAAACTTTCAAGTAATGGAACGCATGATCTCAACTATTACCGGTGCAAGTGGCAAGAAAATTCAAACTATGAACTTGGAGCCTCACGAATACCATGATTTACTTCAAGGTAATCAAGAATGTTTTGCTCATGATAGTAAAAGCCCACGTTTGTTCTTATGTGATAAGGCAGGATTAAGAATAGAGAATATTCAAAGTATATGTGAATCCATTAACGCTCAGTTCGGTGGCATTGGTGCTATCTGTGTGGATTACTTACAGCTCTTACCTGTAAATCTTAGAGGAACAACAAAGGCAAGCGCTATTGGTGAATTATCTAAGACGCTAAAAGCAATGGCTATTAAATACCAATGTCCTGTAATTACGCCAGTGCAGCTTAATCGTGATATTGAGAAACGAGGTAAAGGTGCAACACCGCAAATAAGCGACATTAAAGACTCAGGCTCAATTGAGCAAGATGCTGACTTAGTACTAATGCTTACACGTGAACAAGCATCAGGTAGATGTTACATCGTTAAGAATCGTAACGGTGGCATTGGTGACATCAACTTACGTTTCGATGGTGATGCAGTTCGATTTACTGAGTCAGGCTATTCGTTTTCTTAGAAATCAATTTATACAACGCAGGAGTAACAAAGTGATTACAGTTAGATTTGAGGTTCCAGTCAGTGCAAATCAGAGGTTAATTAGAACACGCGGCCGCCAACTTACTAACGGAAGTAAATACAGAAGTTGGTTTGCTCGTGCTTTACATGAGCTAAAAGACCAAACTGATGGATTTGAGCAAATTAAGGGTAGAGTAGGTGTATCAATCACTGTTCACTTCAGTGATGGCAGACGTAGAGATTTGGATAATATCCTAAAAGGCTTTCAAGACGTATGCACTCACGCTGGCTTATGGCTTGATGATAGCCAAATTGACCACTTGACTGTTATTAGAGGCTCTGTAGTTGAGCAACCTAAGATAAAGAAAGGGCAAAGACTAGTAAGACTACCAGGATTAGTCGAAGCTAGAATTTGGGAAATTGGAAAAGATTAAGCTTGCAGGAATCTATTTGGAAAATGCTGACTAAAGAAATAAGAGAAGCTATTACTGCAGAGAGCTCTGCTGAATATATACGTTTGTTGCATAATTATGGAATCTGGTCACGCTATTTTGGATGTTCTGGTTATCCAGGACACACTTCATCAAATCAGACTTATACCATTTCTGATGAATCTGCTATGATTATTGATAAGGCTTTCTGTGAATTAAAACAGAAACAGCCTAATCTATATAAACTGCTCAACATGTTTTATATCCAGTGTAAATCTCCTGATGAGATATTCCTGATTCTGAAAAAACAGAACAAAGAGCAGAAAATAAAACGACGTCATTGTTCAAACTACTTTGAATTCAATCCTGCTGTAGATACAGCTTTAAAGTATGTTACTACTCAGGCTATCTGTGACTTAATCAGAAGAGGTGAACAGTTGATTCTCAATCAGCTAAGGATTATGAATGAAGGTGTTTGAATTTGAAGGTAAGTGTTATCGCTCCATGCGTTTATTCTGTCAAGAGCGCGGTGTTTCTTATCAGAAGATGAGAAGACTCTGCAGACATTATATGCGCGCTCATAAAGATCCAACCATTGCAGCAAAATGGCTTCTGGGAATAGAACCGTTTAAAAGCAATGAACCAAAGACATTTCTTTATGAGCAGGACTTACAAAAGTCTGAAGAACGCAACGCTAAATTCAAAGACAAAATGTATCAGCAGTTTATGGAGAATTTCTGACTTGTCATAAGCTATCCTAACTTATATTTTCTTATCCTAATATATTGACATTTTTATTTTTTGTTGTAAGTTTTAAGTAAATAAAGTTTCAGACCTCGACATTAGTCCTCTCACTCTCAGAGAAGTGACGAAGTCGAGGTCTTATAGTATGTGGAGAATTTTTTAAAGTTTGCGATAATAAACACGATTTAGTATTGAGAAAACAAAATGCAAAATTTATAATTAAATAAAAGTTTAGTCTTTTTAGGGAATATTTATTATGATTGGTGCATATAATTTCGATGAAAAATCACCTGTAATATCTTTTAAAAATGGTGGTTTTGGGTTTAATTATAAAAATAAAAAAGCATCAGAAAATCTGTTAAGTAATTTTGCAAAATGCAAAAGATTAACTGAAAAAAAGATCATTTCAGTTTCAAATAAAAAAGAACAATAATTATTTTATTTTTGCTGCTATGGCTCCTTGTAGGGGCCTTTTGTTTATATGGAAGCGTTTATTTTAGTTATTATAATGACCAGTGGGTTTATGTTTACAAGTAGATATCCAGTGGCAAGATTTAAACAATTAAGATCTGACGGTTGGGATCAATATCTTCATGTATTTTCTTGGGGGCTTCCATTTGCGATATTGTCTTTTATTTTTGTATCAATTTTGGATTTGTTTGCAAAAGTAGACGATTTATTTTGCACATATTGGATTGGATTTAAGTTTAATGAAAATTTTTCTGCTCTCGTAATGTTTTGGAGTGTATTTTCAATAATATTTGCCTGGGGATGTGGATATATACTTTCAAAAAATCAGAAAATTATTAATAAAGCAACAGTGTTATGTGCAAATGAAAACCAGTTAAAACAAAGAGTTTATGAAGCAACAAAAAATGGTAAATTTGTACAGATAACTCTGTCAAACAGAAAAGTTTATATTGGTTGGATAAAAACTTTTATGGAGTTAAAAAATCCTGATACCAAATATATTAAGATTTGTCCTTTCTTTTCTGGATATAGAACTGAAAAACGGTTAATTGAAAACATCACCAATGTTTATTGTGATTATTATCCGGATTTTATTTTTAATGAAAAATATTCAGAAGAACAAATGAAAAAGATTCTTGATGATGTTTTAGAACCTTACACAATAGTATTACCAATTGAAAATATTGTTTCAATTGCATATTGGGATCCGGATTTTTATCAAATGGTAAATGACAATCAAAATAAATAGTCGTATAGGTACTGTGACGACACGTCAATGACCTCGGGTGGCAAGGCGCCCGAAATTCGTCTAGCTACACCACTTTTTATAATGCGGACTTTGCTATAATAATCCGCAGAAGGATAGTCTTTTTGAGAGGTAGCAGATATGTCCGATTATTTTTCTGATGGAGTTTCACGAAGAGAGTTTGCACGTGATATTGGTGTTGATGAAAAAACCGTGAGAAACCTTATTTCAAAAGGTATTCTGACTATTGATAGCAATCAGCAGATTAGTCTTTCTCAAGGTCGTAAGGCTTACAATACCTATAAGAAAAAGCAGGAACAGGCTTCTGAAAAAATAGAGAAAATCTCCAAAAAGATAGGTGCGGACTTAAAGGGCAAAAACTCTCAAGACTTCAAAAAACTTCTATCCTCATGGCTGAATGATATTGATTCAAATCCAGGTCAGGTTCTAAATTCAGCTAAAGCATATCTAACAGCACTTCAGGTTCAGGAACAGAGGATGAAAGTTGAGGAGATGGAGAAGCGCCTGATTCCAATTGAACGAATCAACCATGATGCAGAAGAAATTGGCACTCTGATTCGCAGTAAACTGATTACAATACCATCCAGAGTTGCAACAGTCTGTGAAGGTCGTACCGCCAGAGACATTGAAGAGATTATTGATATAGAAATCAATAAGGCACTTGAAGAACTTCAGAAGCTGTTTGTTCAGTTATAAAAACAATTGATCTTAAAGAAAAAAAGTATCAGATATAAAAAAACTTTTGAAAATCGGGCGTTAGTTATTGAAAAAATTACGCTTCGCACATATAATTTAAGTCAGTAGTGCCCTTCTGCGCTTCTTACTCGCGAGAGTATAGCGGACCAGTGAAGGGCCTTTTTTTGGTTAAAAAATGGTTTCAGTTAAGTTTTCCTCTTTTACAAAATAGATCGTTTTTTGATCGTTTTTGGATCGTTTTTCTGTTTTATACTTATAGACAATACAGTGGCAAACTGTAATTAGGTGGTAGGCCTCTCAGATAATTTGAGAGGCTTTTTCTTTTTCTGGAGATTAGATCATGTTGCCTTCTGAAGTAACTTTGTTCGCATTAGGTGGCATGGCATGTAGTGTAACTTCATTTTTGGTTTCGTCATTTTTCAAAAAACCACCTGAGTTTATACGAAGAATTTATTATGCGATGATTTCAGGAATTGGAGCCATGGCCATATGTTGGTTAAGCTACAGATATTTTCCTGAAAGATTTGAGGCATGGGATGCAGTTCCTTATGGAGTCATGATTGGACTGTTCGGCATTGGCAGAGTTTTAAATTGGATTGCTAAAAGATATGGGATAGACAAAAATGAGCGATAAACATAAACGTTATATATCACAGTGGCTGATTCCGTTTTGTTACTTTGCTGAGTTCTCCTGGGCATTTATCAGTATTGCTTTAGGTATCCCTTTTTTAGTCTATGGAATTTGCAACATTGCAGGCATTTTGACAATTAACTATTTAACATCAGGAATAAATTAAGATGCGTGTTTCTTCTCATGCCATTGCCCTTATTCAGAATTTTGAAGGACTAAGAACAAAAGCATATAAGCCTCTGCCACATGAGAAAGGATGGACTATTGGATATGGTCATCATTCCCCAGATGTGTATGAAGGCATGGTTTGCACTGAAGCAGAAGCAGAAATGCTTTTAAAAGCAGATATTGCTAAATATGAGTATCAGATTGAATCAGCGTTAAATATTGATGAGATTGAAGTCACTCAGGGAATGTTTGATGCTCTTGTATGTCTTCTTTTCAACCTGCAGGGAGCTCTTAAAAATGGTAAGCGTCTAACTCCTATTCAGACTTTAGTCAGTTACAAGCTCTGGAAGAAGATGAAAGCAGGTGATAAGGAAGGCGCTGCACAAGAGTTTTTGGATATTAACAAAGCCGGTGGTGTTGAAGTTAAAGGATTAACCAGGCGCAGAAAAGCAGAAGCTAAATTATTTCTTTCTTAAGATTTCCACGTGTTCAGGTATTTGAAAAATCCCTCTCTTTGCTGTCAGAGGTAAAACAGACAGCTCACACTTATGAGTGGTTTACTAGTCTTTGTCGGTTTCGCTAGTAGATTGCTCATAAGTGTGAAGTAAACTTTTGTTAAATTGATTCGTAACAATTCATTATTCTAATAATGAATATCAAGGTGTTTGCTTCACACCTTAATAGCAAGAATCGCAAGACACTAAGAAAAGAATTTAATATTTTTAATTCTTAACTTGATAATGTGTATTATAGTGTGTATAATTTTATATGTAACTTAATTATTGTGAGGTCAAGCTAATGAGCAGTGATGAACTGATTAAGTTATTAAAGGCAAACGGCTGGGTGCTTGTTTCTTCAAAAGGTGATCATTTCACTTTTAAGCATCCTAATTATGCAAAAATAATAACCATTACACATCCTAGAAAAGATATGAAAAAAGGTTTATTACATAGCATTTTGAAAACTGCAAACCTTAAATAACACAAAAGAAGAGATTGAAATATATCTCTTCTCTAGTGATTAGGAGTTTACATATGAAGTACTACATTGCTATAGAGCCAAAAGATGCAAATAATGAAGATTATGGTGCTATGCTTTTGGATTTTGATGGCTGTACTGCTCAATCAGAAACTTTAGATAAGCTATTGATTGATATTGCAGAAGCTGGAGAAGAATGGGCGAAGGTTGCAAATGAGAATAATATAGATATTCCTCAACCTAGCGATATTGAAACTTTAAAAACAAAATATCCTAATTTAGATGATTTTGTTTTAGGTGTTGTTGATTTAGATTTATCAAAATTAACAGACAAAGTAGAAAGAATAAATATTACTTTATCATCAAAAGTGTTAAGACGTTTAGATAGGTTAGCTCAATCTATTGGAGAAACTAGATCGGGTTATATAGCTAAATTAGTTACACATAATTAACACTTTATTTGCTCAAAATAAGGGTACTCATGTGAGTACCCTTTTTTTATTAGTGATTTTCTTTGGTTGGTGCCCGTATGAATTTTTTAGATTATTTTAATGTAAAAGAGTCATATCAAGTACCGGAAAAGTTATTAACTTTACTCTTACAAAATCCAAATGAGATATGTGCTCAGTATGTGAGAGAGCATGATCTTTCTAAAGATGAATTGATGGCTGACTTTCAGCTAAATGACGCATCTAGGGATAGCTTAAAGCAGGATTTTACACCTGAAGGAATTGCTAAGCTTTCTGCAAAGTTACTACCATCAAATTTTAAGAGCGCAGCAGATATATGTTCAGGAACTGGAGCGCTTACAATTCAGCTTTGGAATATAAATCCTTCAGCTTACTTTCATTGTGAAGAGTTTTCTGAACGAACAGTCCCTTTTCTGTTGTTTAACTTGATAGTTAGAAATATTGAAGGTGAAGTTCTTTGTGGTGATACTCTTACTCAGGAGTATAAACATGTATACAAGCTTACTAAAGGTTCTCAATTCTCAGTACTTACTGAAGTAGAAAATGTAGAGCCTAAGCTCTTTGAAGTTTGTATAAGCAATCCTCCATATTCACTTAAATGGAATCAAGACAAAAGATCTTGTTATAAGTATGGAATAGCTCCTGCAAAGGCTGCTGACTATGCTTTTATTCAATACGGATTAAGCTTATTACAAGACAACGGAAAAGCTTGTTTTATCTTACCTCATGGAATTTTGTTTAGAGGTAATACCGAAGGTGACATCAGACAAGCTCTTATTAAAGAACATATCGTAGATGCAATTATTGGTCTTCCTAATAATTGCTTTATGTGTACTTCTATCCCTGTACATTTGCTAGTTTTTGACAAAAAAAAGACACAGGATCTTTTAGTCGTTGATGCCAGTACCTTATGTGAGAAAGAAGGCAAATTCAACAAAGTTAAAGAAGAACATATCAACAAGATCTTAGGCTTATACGCTTTAAGAAGTGAAGTTGAAAAGTTAGCTCATGTTGCTACTTATGAAGAAGTTGCAAAGAATGAATTTAACCTCAATATCCCAAGATATGTAAATTCATTTGAATATATACCACCGCCACCATTAGACGAAACAATCAACGAGTTATCCTCAATAGAAGATGAGTTATTTAATAACCAACAAAATTTATTAAAAGACATATCTACTTTAAAAGGCTTTTCAATAAAAGAACAACAGGCAATTGAAGCATGGAAATGGGCCCTTACAATGCATGGTGCGATTTTGAACGAGGAGTTACCGGCAAAATCTATAAAGCAGGATGCTGCTATGTAGCTCTATCAGCTTCATCTGAAAAAGTTAATCGCATTGATACAGATTCAGTCCTTGAGGATGCTACACGCTGGTGTGTCTTTATTCCTAAAAAATATCCAAATTGCTTTTATGAACTTCTTTCAACAATTGCATGGCCTCTCTTGTACGCTAAGTGTAACCAAGGTATTAACTTTAAATTTGAACATATCAAGTTTTTGGAGTTTCCTAAAGTTGAAAGTTCAATGCTACCAATTATTGAAAAAGGCCTAATTGAGTTAAATCAAGCTATATTTCAAGTTGAAAGAGAGATTCAGTTATCCAAAGATATGAAAGAGTTCTTCATGGATAAAATGTTTATATGACTACAGAATTTCTTGATATTAACAAAGCTGGTGGTGTTGAAGTTGCAGGTTTAACTAGGCGCCGTAAAGCTGAAGCAAAACTATTTCTATCTTAGTTTGAACATATGCGTAAGGGGCTTTGTAGTTTTCTTATACCATTTGCCAATAACTTATTGGATAGAAAACTACAGCTTACCGGTCTGGTGTATGGAGCACATGATCAGCTTAGGCTGTGCTGACGAGCGCGGTCTGACAGTGTGGTGGTCATTGAGTTGACCGCTCGAGGCTGTCAAGCGATTAGGGAGAGGTTCGATTCCTCAGCCGGTGCCAATTTCGCTTCGTGATATTTACTCCTTATGTTTGTTTTTACCCTCTTTGTTATGAAGAGGGTATTTTTACAGTTTTCTCTCACTTTTAACGTAAAAAGAGTGTAAAGTCTCTCTCTCACTTGTAACACTACAAGGCGCATCTGAGGACAATGGAGTGTTGGCAGAGTGGCTTATTGCAGTTGCCTACTAAGCAATCAGTCGTTGTAAAACGGCTCAAAGGTTCAAATCCTTTACACTCCACCACATGGATAAGTGGCAGAGTTGGTAAATGCGCTAGTCTTGAAAACTAGTTGTCTAGAAATAGGCTTGCAGGTTCGAGTCCTGTCTTATCCGCCAGTTTTAGCGGCCTGATACTGTGCCGCCATAAAAACAACAGTATTATTGCGCATAAGAGTACAAGCTCATGCACCTAGCGCAGTGTCGTGCATCCGACTGGTACCGATCTAAAGTTCTGAACGAAACGAGAACTAATGAGCAGTTACATCAATAAGGTCTATTTAAAAGCGTGCCTCTTTTCCTAATTTGTTGGGTACGCTTTTTTCTTTTTCGAGTTAAAAAAATGTGGGCTTTTTTCGTTTCTGGAGTCTCCCAATGTTATCCATTAAGAATACATTGATTGCTGGTGCAGTCGCTTTTGCGGTTGGTTATATCGCCGGTTATGCTACAAGAGACGATCAGGCTGAAATTGAACGTCTGAACGTTGCTAAAAATGCACTGGAGCAAGAAAGAGCTAATTTGATTCAACAGCTGGAGGTTGAACATGAACACCAGAAGACAGCGCAAATCAATGCAGCAAAAACGCAGGAAGACTTGGATGATCTTGAAAAGCGTTATACTAGTGCTATCGATGAACTTAATGCTCTGCAGTTGCAGTTCTCAGAGTACACCGATTCCGACACAGCAACACTGTCCGAAGATGCCGGATCTGCCACAGCAGTATCACAAGGTAAATGTGGATGCAGTGGAAAAGACCAGGCAAAACTTCAAAGATTACTTACAGAACAAATGATTGTTGCAAAAGACTGTGATATCACAGCTACCTACTATAACCATCTGATTGAGTGGTATGGCATGATTTCTCAGAAGTTAAATGTAAAGGAATAAGTCAAATGAAACTTCTAACAATATGTTATACAGTGATTAAACTGGCTATTTATCCAGTCTTTTGTGCTGTCGTAAGTGTTGTGATTTACTCTTTATATAAAAATGGTCTTCCAGACCTAATTTCCTTAGCCTATTCTGGAGAAACAACTAACATTTATACTGTGCAGGTAGATTCCTTTTTGATAGTGCTATTTGTGGCATTATCATTCTTCTGTCTTGGAATTCTTGCTGTTGCTGTGTCTCGTCTTGTTTATGAATTTCTTTTTGTACGCTCTGTTCGTAAACTGTTTGACCGTATTGATAAATCTCAGAAATTCCATAAATAAGTCCGTTAATTGCAAGACCTATTAGAAGATCTTTAATAATTACCTGGTATAGAGGTTTAGGCTTTGTATTCTTTGCAACGACATTTAATTGATTGGATATATTCTTAAGTTCTGCTTTGATAGCAATAGGATCTAAATCTGCAAAACTAATCAGGTTTTGAGTTGATTCATGTATTGATAACTTTTGCGTTGCATTATCAAAGTCTGTTTTGGATTTGTTGTCAAGAGATTCAACTTTTTCATAACCTTTAACAATACATTGAAAATCTTCTTTCTTTAATCGTTTTATTTCAGAACAGAGTTCATTCTGAGAATTGGTATCTAACGTATTGATGATTGAAGATAAGTTTTTAGCATGTTGAGCAAACTGAACTGCTGCTTTAGCCAGGGAAGGAGAAACAAGTTCTTTTACAGCCATAGCCAATTTTATTGATGGTTCCATGGCAACGAATGTTGTTCTGAGAATAGTTTCAAACTCCTGAGAATAAAATATCTTGTTGACTGAATAAACAGTTTTAGCGAGAGCCAACATGGTCGGATTGTGTAACTTATATATGCTTTCAATAGCTTGCTGTAGGGCAGGATCAATGCTTAAGGTTAGATTGTTCTGATTCATAAAATATCCTTGTATATAAAACGTCTAAGCACAGATGATTGTTGCAGATTGTCTGTGCTTTTCTCTATTTTAAGTCTATGAATCTATTTTTTTCCGCTCTAAATAAAACTTTAAAGCCTAGGCCTAGGCTTACTGGTTCGGAGTGGTCAGATCAATACCGTTTTGTAGCACCTGGAACATCACCTGAACCAGGTAAATGGAGAACTAGCAGAGTTCCTTACATGAAGGAACCTCTGGATATGGCAACATCTCACAGTGTTGAAAAGGTTGTGATTATGGCTGCTTCTCAGGTTGCCAAATCAGAACTTCTCATGAATGTGATGGGTTACTACATAGATCAGGAACCTTCTTCAATCATGATGATTCAACCTACTGTAGAAAATGCTGAAGCATTCTCCAAAGAGCGTATTGATCCTACCATTCAGGCTTCACCAGTTCTGAAAGAAAAAATGAGCGTTACGGTTTCTGATGAAAAGGGGCGCTCAAGAAAATCAAGTTCAACTATCCGTATGAAGCATTTCACCGGTGGTTATCTTGCAATGGTAGGTTCCAATTCACCTTCTGGGTTGGCATCTCGTCCTATACGTGTACTACTTTGTGATGAAATTGACAGATACGGCTCAACTCAGGAAGGTGATCCTTTAAAACTTGCAGTTCAGAGAACACAGAATTTCACTAACCGAAAGATTGTATTTGTTTCAACACCAACTACAGAACAACGTGAAGGCGGTCCGACAATCTATGAAGAATTCATGAAGTCAGATCAGCGTGGTTACTTTGTAACCTGCCCTCATTGCGGTAAGCAGTTTGAAATGGTGTGGGGCAATGTTCACTGGTCGAATGATGAGCAAGGATATCTTGACGAAAATTCTATCAGGATGGAGTGTCCTCACTGCAATCAGAAAGTAAGAGGCAACGGAAAGCCTGATCCTTATCTGCTTGAATCTGGTGTATGGATTCCTAAGAATCCTGAAGCCAAAACCATTGGCTATCACTTAACGTCTTTGTGTTCTCCATGGGTTGAATTGCGTGATCTTGTTGAAGAATGGGTTGATGCAAATCATAAGAAGGATAAAAAAGGCCTTCAGGAGTTCATTAACTTAAAGCTTGGTGAACCATGGCATGAAGATGAAGCAGATTTGAACTTATGGGAGAAGCTGTCAGAACGTAGAGAGTTCTATCCTAATACAGGACTTCCTAAAGAAATTCTGATGCTGACCTGTGGTGTTGATGTTCAGCATGATCGTCTTGAGGCTACTGTCTTTGGATGGGCTAAAGATTACGAATGTTATGGAATCAAGCACATCATAATACCTGGCGATCCAAAGTTGTCAGAAGTATGGTCAGCTCTTGATGTAGCTCTGCTTGAAAAGTTTGAACTTGAAGATAACAGAGAGCTTAACATCTCCTGTACGTTTATTGACTCTGGTGACGGTACTCTGACTGATAGGGTGTATCAGTACACTAAGCCACGTGAACGCTCAAGAGTGTTCTCTATTAAAGGTTCGGCAACTTTAGGCCGTGCCATTGTTGACAGACCTACCAGCAACAATCGCTATAAAGCTCATCTCTTTGTTTTAGGTGTTGATGCCGGCAAACGTCTTGTAATGCAGCGTCTTGCCATTCAGGATATTGGACCGGGCTTTGTTCACTTTCCTCGAGGTCGTGATAACGGCTTTACTGAAGAATACTTCAAACAGTTAACCGCAGAAGTTTTCTTCAGAAAGTACGAAAAGAGCAAAATCACAGAGGGGTGGAAGAAAATTCGAGAGCGTAACGAAGCGTTAGATTGTTGCGTTTATGCGACGGCTGCAATTGAGTTCATGAAACCACTTTATGAACGGCTGGTATTTAATACCGGTGAAGGGCATATAGTTTCTCAGGCAAGACCTGCAGTAAGGCGCAGAAAGTTTTCTAAAGGAGTCATCTGATGACTGTAACAAAAACATTAAAAAGTTATCGTGGCATACCTTATGAGGTCGCTAAACAAAAACTTCAGATGTGGCTTGATGCTATGGATGCTATCGCAACCGGACAGAGCTATACAATCGGTTCACGTTCTCTTACAAGAGCAAATCTTAATGATATTCAAAGCCAGATAGAGTATTGGAGCTCGATTGTAACAAAATGTGAAAGTGGACATAAAAGTATTTATGTTCAACGTGCTATCCCTCAGGATTTTTAAGGTTGTAGTTTTAAGATGACAGAAAATCAAGTTAAAACAAAACAGCTAAGACAACTTTCAGGACTGGCACAACGCAAAGTTCTGAACACAGGATACAGCCACTATGGTGCCAGCTATGCACGTAAATCCTTAATTGGATGGATGGCGCATAGCGCATCTGCAGATGAGGACATCGTAGAGAACATACAGACATTAAGAGCACGCTCCCGCGATCTCTATATGGGCGTGCCTCTTGCGACATCTGCAATTAAAGCTGTAAGAACCAACGTAATCGGCTCTGGCTTGATGTTAAGTTCTCATATCGATTACAAAAAGCTGGGACTTACTGAAGAACAGGCAGTTGAGTGGCAGAAGAATACTGAGCGCGAATGGCTCTTGTGGGCTGAAAGTCCTGAATGCGATGCAGCACGTATGTGTAACTTCTACGAGTTTCAGGCTCTGGCTTTTATATCTGCTTTGATGTCTGGTGACTGCTTCGTTGCATTGCCTTACATTAAGCGCACAGGTGTTCCTTATGATTTACGTTTATCTTTGATTGAAGCTGACAGAGTATGTGACCCTGTAGCAAAATTTAAAACAGATACTTCAATTCTTGAAGGTGTTGAAATTGGTCACTATGGAGAGCCTGTAGCCTATTATGTAGCTAAGTATCATCCATATTCAATGCACAGGCCTCTTAACGATGCCATAAATGACTGGAAACGTATACCTGCTTATAGTGGTTCAGGTCGTCGCAATATGCTACATCTGATGTGTGATATTGAACGACCTGGACAGCGTAGAGGTGTGCCACTGTTAGCACCAGCCATTGAAGCTTTTAAGCAGTTAGGCAGATATACCGATGCAGAGCTTGTTGCAGCGGTTGTGAGCGGATACTTCACTGTATTTATTACGCATGACAATCCAGAAAGCGGTGTTGATCCTATGGTATCAACTGCACCTGACGGAAGCAGCTTAGCTGTCAGCGAATTAACCTCAGATCCTGATGACGTGTCTTTATCAAATGGCGGTATTGTAAATCTAGCCGAAGGTGAGCACATCGAAACTTCTAATCCAGGAAGACCAAACACGGCGTTTGAACCTTTTGTTAACGCCATCTGCAGACAGATAGGCGCATCGCTTGAAATTCCATACGAGCTTTTACTCAAGAGTTTTACATCATCTTACAGCGCATCTCGAGGTGCAATTCTTGAAGCTTGGAAGATGTTCCGTATGCGCAGACAGTGGGTTGTTAACCGTTTATGTCAGCCTGTGTATGAAGAATGGCTGTCTGAAGCTGTTGCAAAGGGAAGAGTTATTGCTCCTGGCTTTTTCTCTGATCCTTCAATTAAAAAGGCATGGTGTGGAGCCGATTGGGCTGGTGATACACAAGGTCAGTTAGATCCTACCAAGGAAGCACAAGCTGCAAAACTTCGAGTTGAAGAAGGTTTTAGTACAAGAGACAGAGAAGCAGCAGAGCTTACTGGTATGTCTTTTGATGTCATCATGTCACAGCGTAAACGTGAAGAAAGGTTAATGCAGGAGAGTGGTATTAAACCTGTATCTCCTGTAGCTCCTGTATCTCCTGTTCAAACACCTGATACAGATAATGATGACGACACAGAAGACGATTCTGATGACAAACCTAGGAAGTAACAAGTATGAAAATTGAAATGAAAGCAGGCGGTAAAACCTGCCTTTCTTTTTATGGGCCAATCTGTGAGGGATGGTCTGAAAAAGATAAATGCTTTGATGAGAAGACAGTTAAAAACCTGTTATCTGGGATTAACGCAGATGACGAGCTTGAAGTTATGGTTAACTCTCCAGGCGGTCAGGTTTTTTCAGCTTTAGCAATTAACGGACTGCTGTCACAGCATAAAGGCCAAGTAACTATTCATGTAGCAGGTCTTGCTGCAAGTGCTGCAACTATCATTACCTCCCTTAAAAATGCAAAGTGCGTGATTGATAAAGGCTCAATGATGATGATTCACAATCCATCATCATTTGTAGCAGGTACATCAGATGATTTAAAACATGAAGCTGATGTTTTAGATAAAAGTGCTCAGTCAATTCGCAATATTTATGCTCAAAAGACTGGGCTTGATGAGAAAAAAATTAAACAACTCATGGATGCAGAGACATGGCTTACAGCTGAAGAGGCTGTAGAACTTGGTTTTGCAGATGAGCTAAACGAGAGCGAGCCTGTAACAGCTTGTCTCAAGGGTGGTCACATTCTAGCTGTTGCTGGCTACGAGTGGGACTTAGATAACTTGTCTTTACATTTTCCAAAGGAGAAATTAATGGCAAAAGACAATATTACAAAGTCTGCTGTAGCCAATGCCGAGCCAACAGCTCATGTAGAGCAGAAAGCAGATAAAGCTATCTTAATGACAGCTATAGATCTTAAGAACAATCATCCTGATTTATATCAGCAGATTGTTAAAGAAGCATCAACCAAAGAGCGCGAGCGTATCAAAGCCTTAGTTGATATTGATATTGGTTCAAATCATGACATTGTTGTTAAGGCTATGTTTGATGAACCAAAGACAGCCGAGCAAGTTGCTATCGAATCATTAAAAGATCAGAAACAGCAACTGACAAATTCAGCAAATCAGTTACAGAAAGACGGTGAATCTCTGGCAGATGACTTAGCTGATGTTGGTATGCCAATTGAGGGGGCGTTACCTAAGGATTACGCTCAGTCACAGAAAGATGAGATTGTAAATTCTGTAAAAACAGAACTTGCTCGTTTAGCAAAGTCAAAGTAGGAGTTCATAGATGTCAAACTTAAATTCAGTTTTAGGCTCTGTAGATTATGATCAGTTGTTCGCAGGCCCTAATCGTAGTGATGTTAGATCATTAACTGTAACCGCAACAGGTTCAGCTTTAAAGCGAGGTGAGCTTGTAACTTTTGCAGACGGCAAAGCAAAAGCAATTGCCCAAAATACCGATGCGGTATTTGGCGTAGTTGCTTACGATGTAGATGCATCAGAAGCTGATGTACCTGTAACCGTATATCTGAATGGTGATTTTAATAAAGCCAAAATTACAGCAGCAAACTCTGTTGCAGTTGATGACTTATTCCTGTCAGCACGCAACGTTGGCATTATTTTACGTTAGGAGTAGTAAATGGGAACTATTAATATTTTTGAGCCTCGCACAATGCTGGCAATGGTCAGTGAAAGCGAGTTTCGTGCAAAAACTTTTTTAAGAGACAGATATTTTGGTCATACCGAATCATTCCAAACTGAAGCTGTTGATGTGGATATCGTAGGACGTGGCAAGCGTAAGATTGCTCCTTTCGTATCACGTCGTTCAGCCGGCTCACAGGATTTTAGAGACGGTTATTCAACCAAGACTTATAAGCCTGCCTATGTAGCTCCATTTAGAGTATCTACAGCTGAGGATGCACTAAAGCGTTCAGCTGGTGAAGCTATTTACTCTTCTAAGAGCCCTAATCAGCGTGCAGCCGAAATCTTAGCTAAAGATCTTTATGAGCTGGACAAGGAAATCACACGTCGTGAAGAGGTTATGTGTGCTCAGGCCTTAACCACCGGTAAAATCATTATCAAGGGTAAGGATGTTGATGATCAGCTTGATTTCTGGGACGGTTTAACTACCAAGCCTTATGTTGATTTAACAGCAACAAAGGCATGGAATGCAAGCGGAGCCGATCCAATTACCGATCTTCGTAAGATTGTCCGCAACATCACTCAGTTGTCCGGCTTAACTCCTGTAGAGGTAATCGCTGGCTCTAAGGCTGTTGATGCTTTAATCAACGCTTTAAAGGGTGATACAACCGCTTTCAACTCCCGTCGTATCGACTTAGGTCAGATCAATCCTTCAACTTTAGCAGATGGTGTGGGCTTTATTGGTACTCTGCGTTTACCACAGCTGGACATCTATACATATGACGAGTGGTACTACGACGATGCTACCGGTAAGGATGTGCCTTTAATTCCTGAAGATTCAATTCTGATTGCTTGTCGTGGTGTTAATACCACCAGAGCATACGGCCTTGTTGACATTATCAACGTTCAGCAGAATGAACATCAGTGGGTTGTAGGTGACCGTGTTCCAAATTCATGGTTACAGGCAACCGGAGAGAATGCTGGCCGAATCGTACAGATTAAGTCAGCACCTCTGATGATTGTTAATGAGCCTTTAGGCTTCTGGACCGTAAAGGTTGTGTCTTAGTCGTAACTCACTGTGTTGTAACTCACGGTTAAACACAGTGACACTAAGACTATTAGATTTAGGTATAAAAAAATGAACATCAGATTAAAAAAGAACATTCTTACTGATGATGGAGTTAAGTTTGAGAGCGAGATTATCGAATTGAACGATGAACTTGCCCAAAAACTTGTTAAAGCCGGACAGGCTGAAACTGTTGATAAACAAATCACTGAAAGTGATGAACCTTCAGTAGAAGAACTTATCGACAAAATCCCAACATCAAGAAAAACAGGTAGAAAGTAATGTCTTTTAAAGATGCAATAGCTAATGACATAGACAAGACATTTTTCAATGTTGATGAGTTTTCTGACGTACACAAGTATGAAGGCCAATCAATAAAGTGTCTTGTAGATGATGATCGTTTAGATACAGCTTCAGGAAGCTTTGCCAATGGAGGTGTATTTGAGCATCTAACTGAGCTGTATGTATCTGAAGAAGCTATTGGTGCGCCTGTAAAGGGGCAAAGCGTAACTCTTGATGGGGTGAAGTATGTAGTTCGCTCGGTGTCGATTGAATATGGTGTCATACGTATAGTTTTAGCAGATGAAGAACAATGAGTGATCTTAAACTTACAATTTCTAAAAATCCCTTTAAGGATCTAGAAAAAGTAACTAAAAAAGCAAAATCAAGGGCTCTATCAAGGGCCCTTCCTTTTGCCAAAAAGAAAATCACTCAAGTTATCAAAGACAACTACACGGTACAGACATCGGCTGTCAAGGAAGCTATGTCAGTACACAAAGAGGATGATAGTGCTCAAATCATTATCATAGGTCCTCCTCTTGGTATTGATAAGTTCTCCTATAAGCCTAAATACGACACTACAGGCGCAACGCAACGACCTGTCAGGGTATCAGTCAAAAGAAATGTTCAACGTACTGTAGGTAACGGTTTTGTATGGCAGGGACACGTTTTTAGACGTGTTGGCGATGCAAGACGACCTGTAGAAAAAGTTACAGGACCTGCAGTTCCTCAGTTAATCGAAGATCCTCAAATCTTAGATGAAATATCTGAAGAAACACAGGATTACTTCGAGGAACGTCTTCAACATGAACTTGATTATGAGTTAAGTAAGAATGGTAATAAATAATCTAGTAGATGCTGTAGCAAAATTTTGCGAGAGCACTTTAGCAAATCTTATGCAACCTGCTCCTGACAAGGTTACAGAGATACGACCAGGCTCTTTAAACAGAACTGAACTTATTTCTGAGAAAACAGAGAAAAGTGAGGCTTCTTACAAGCGCATTTCCATTTTTAAAGGCTGTCTTCCACCTAAAAGGCAGAGTGAAAACGATGATTATCCTTTTGTTTTGGTTGTTCCTTCTGCAGGAACAGTAGACAGAGAGTTTGCGCATGCCACTGTAAACATATATTGCGGATCTTGGCATGACGGCAATGAAGGTTATGCCGAGGTTTTAAACATTGTTCAGCGCCTTCTGATAGCTCTATCTGAAATCGAAAGCAGTTTAGATAAGCGTTACATTCCTGAATCCGATGTTAAGTGGATCTTTCCAGATGCATCTGCCCAAGCAGGTGCTCCAAAAATGTGGCAGGCAATGATCACTACTAATTGGAAATATCACACACCTTCAAACAATCTTCCTATTAAAGATGAATATTTCAAGGAGAAACAATATGAGTAAGCAAATTAAACAGCAAAGTGATGCTGTTGATACCTCTACTCAGGTCAGAGTTCAATCTGAATCAAAATCACAGCTTAAATTCCCAAGAATTTATACAGGACCTAACCTAACTAAAGTAGGACTGAGATATGGTCAAGTGTACTCAGGGCCTGACTATCCTGTTTTTGTTAAAGATTTAATGGCTAAAGCACCAACTTTAGCTTCAATGATCTTCCCTGTAAACGACATCAAAACTATCCCTGATGCCGTAGTTAAAACTTTTCTTTCTCAAATTAAATGAGGTTAACACATGGCATATGTACATGGCGTCAGGACAAGTGAAGTAGCTACTTCATTACTTCCTGCAGCAGAGGTTGACTCTGCAATTACTATTGTGATTGGTACAGCTCCAATCAATCAGGTAGACGAGACTAACGTTAATAAACCTGTTCTCTGCTATTCTTATGCAGAAGCAGTTAAGGCTTTTGGTTTTCAGAAAGCAACTTTAAAAGATACAGGCTTTAAGAACTATGACTTCACCTTATCAGAGGCGATGTATGCATTCTTCCAGCTATACAATGTAGCTCCTGTTGTTTTTGTAAACGTCTTAGATCCTAAGAAGCACAAAGAAACAGCAAAGACAACTTCTTTAACTATTGATAAAAAGACTGGCTCAGCTACCATTAAAGAAGCTGGCATTCTATTATCATCATTAGTGCTTCGTAAAGATGGATCTGAACCTTACGTTTTAGGCGTCGACTATGTAACAGAGTTCGATGATGATGGTTATGTTGTTGTTACTTCATTAACAGATACTTCTACAACTGATTTTAAGTTAGCAACTGATGCTGACATTGTAGTAGCAGCTGAAGTATTAGATCCTACTAAGGTAACTTCTGACGATATCATTGGTGGTGTAAACGCTGATGGTGTTAAGTCAGGTTTAGAACTTGTTGAAGATGTATTCCCTAAGTTTAGAGTTGCCCCTTCAATTATCGCTTGTCCTCGTTACTCAGGAGATGCGGGAGTTGCTGCGGTTATGTCAGCAAAGGCAGATGGATTTAATGACATCTTTAAAGCAATTGCTTTAATCGATGTTCCTTCTACTGTAAAAAATTACACTGATGTTGCAACATTTAAAAACAGCAATAATCTGACTTCTACAAATGAGGTTGTATTATGGCCTTGCTTGAATATGTCAGGCACAATCTACAACTTCTCATCTCAGTTTGCTGCTCTTTTAGCTGAAGTTGACAACGACAATGGCGGTATTCCATACGTATCACCTTCAAATAAGAATATTCAGTGCACTGGCTTATGTTTAGCTGACGGTACTGAAGTTATTGTAGATAACACTCGTGGTGCTTATCTGAATGGAAACGGTATTGTTACTGCAAACAATATGTTCTCAGGCTGGGTAGCATGGGGCAATCGTACTGGCGCATATCCTGGCAATACTGACGTTAAGGATGTGTTTATTCCTGTACGCAGAATGTTTAACTTTATCTCTATTCAGTTAGCAAAGACCTTCTGGCAGAGAATTGACTTTCCATTAAACCGCAGACAGATTGATACTGTATTAGATAGTGCAAATATCCTGTTAAACGGCTATACAAGCAAGGGCTATATCTTAGGTGGTCGTGTAGAGTTCTTAGAATCTGAGAACCCAACTACTGATTTAATGGATGGTAAGGCTGTATTCCACGTCTATATCACTCCTCCTTCACCTAACCGTGAGATTGATTTCGTACTTGAGTACGATCCTTCCTACTTACAGACATTATTTGCTTAAGGAGTTTAATTTATGGCAGTAGATGTAAATACAAGCGAGCCAATTAGACTCGTTAATTTTAGAGCATATAACAGTTCAAACCAGTTGATTGGTACTACTGACTTAACTCTACCTAAAATTGAGTATATGTCAGATACAGTAAAAGGCTCTGGTATGGCAGGTGAAGTTGATTTACCTACCTTAGGTCATACAGGCTCAATTACAGTTACAATCAATTGGAGAGCTGCAACAGAGCAGGCAGCGGAGCTTGCCGAACAGAAAACTCATGAAATGGATTTTAGAGGCTCTGTTCAGTATTACGATTCATCATCAGGTGAATACAAGACTATTCCTGCAAGAGTTTCTTTAAGAACAACACCAAAGAGTTTTGAAATTGGCAAGTTTGAACCTTCAGCTACTATGGATGAGACTGAAGAATTTGAGGTTGTTTACTTAAAGTACACCTTAAATGGTGTAGACAAGATTGAAATTGATAAATTCAATTTTGTTTCCAAGATCAATGGTAAAGACTACCTGGAAGGTGTACGTGCCGACATAGGCATGTAGTGGTCGTAACTCGTCAGGCTGTTTTACAGCTTGACGACCTTTTAATTATAGCTGTTTAAAGGATATAAAATGAAACTAACATTTGATAAGCCATACGAGTTTGAAGGCAAATCTTACAATGAACTAGATATTCCATTAGAAAATATCAATGGTAAAGAGCTTTTAAAATATCACAAATCTTACGTTAACAGTAAGGCAAAGCCTCAGGAGCGTGTACAGGCAAGTAATTTATTACTAACTGTATCAGGCGACCCTGACTTTGCAATTTTTATTGCAGCATCAGCTTCACAGCAACCAATTGAATTTTTTGAAAATCTACCTGCTAAAGAAGTTGTGTCTGTAATAGCTCAAATCTCATCTTTTTTGCTAGCGTAGGTATTGATACCAACTCCTCTCTTGAAGAACAGCTTCATACTTTAAGACGAGGAGTTATAAGAATGTCACAGTACCTACATTCTTCATATCTTGAATTAGAATCGCTTCCATTAGGTGACTTGATGTCACTTATCAAAGACGTTGTTGCTGAACAAAAAAAAACAGCAGGAAGTGATAAACCAAGGAAGTTCTAACCATGGCTATTGAGCGCGAACTTGTTTTAAACATTGCCGGTAAAATCAGCAAAGCTTTTAATGACAGTATCAAGCTTGTAAATACTCAACTGAGCACAATGGGGACTAAAACTCAAACTGCTGCAGGTGAGATTGAAAAACTACAGGCTGTCATTACCAAGCGCAAAGAAGTTGTTGAAGCAACCGACAAATACGCAAAATATGCCAAGAAGGTAGAAGAGCTTAAAACCAAAATGTCGACTGCAAGCATGGTCACAGCCTCAATGCAGTCTAATTTTGATAAAGCACAAAGAGTAGCTGACAAATACAAAGATGAACTTAACAAAGTTAAGAATGAGTTAGGTGATTTAGAGTCTCAAAACAAAACTGCAGGTTTGTCTGTAGAAGAGCTTTCTAAAAAGTATGAACAGCAAAATTCAATCTTAAAAAAGAACGTTGAAGCTATAGAAAAAGCATCTAAAACCGTAAATCACGGTCAGGATATCATGCAGTCTGGCAAAAATTTAAGGATGTCAGGTGCTACTTCTATGCTAGAAGGCTATGCAATGTTAAAGACAGTGCAACAGCCTTTAAACGATGCTATTGATTTTGATGCTCAAACTAAAAATCTAGCTTTGTACACTGACAAAGCTGAAGCTCTCATGAAGATTAACATGGAGCTTTCTAAGCAGGATGATCTTTCTGTTGGCGAGTATCAAAAGATACAGGTATCTGGCATTACAGCAGGTACTGTAGATCCTAAGAATATACAGCAGATTAAAGATTACTCTGTAGCTGTAGCAAACGCATCAGATGCTTTAAATCTGTCAAGTGATACTGTGTCAAACGCATTTAATCAGTTTAACGATCAGTTAACTGGTGATATGTATAAGACTACACAGTTATTTGATACTATCAACTCTGTATCAAAGGCTGCACAGGCTGATGCTGGCTCTTTAATCAGTGTAATGCAGAACTCTGCTACTACTGTAAGATCGTTCACCTCTCTTACCAATGATCAGATTGTAGGTTTATCAGCAGCATTCACCAAGATGTCTTCATCTGCAAGTGCTGCATCTACCTCACAAACCTTGTTTATCAAGTCTCTGACAATGGGCAAGGGCGCAACCAAGAATCAGCTTGAAGGTTGGAATGCTCTAGGCATAAATGCCGAGAAATTAGCTCAGGCAATGAATGGTGGTCCTAAATCAGCTCAGGCTGCTATCTCTGCTGTTTTAGATGCTTTAAACAAGTTGCCAAAAGCTGAAAAACAGGCAACCATGTCTAAAATCTTTGGTAAGAACCAAGAGTTACTGGCTACTGTAGATAAGTTGTCTTCAAACAAAGCTGGTTACTATGATCTTGGTATGAATACAGCTACATCAGACAATAAAGGCAGTGTTCAAAAAGATGCTGATATTGCTGACAGCTCTGCTGAAGCTCAGCAGAAGATCTTAGCTAACAATATGAAGGCTCTGTCCATCATTATTGGTCAGCAATTGTTACCTGTATGGAATGACCTTTTAGGCAAAGCCATTAAGCTTGGCACAATGATCGTAAATCTTGCGCAAAAGTTCCCTACATTGACCAAGAGCGCGTTATATCTCTTTGGTGTAATGGCAGGTGGTAAGATTGCCCTTGGTGCTTTAACATGGGTAGCCGGTAGCTTAATCACCTGTATTGGCAGAGGTGTTGTAATCTTCGGCAGATTAAAGCAGGTTTGGCTTGTAGCAAATGGCGTAATGTCGGCAAGCTCCACTTGTATGAGAGTATCTGCAAGTGTTCTTAAAGGGCTTACTGCACTGTTTCGTCTTAACACCTACAAAGTCATAGCAAGTACTGTAGCTCAAAAAGTACACAATGCTGTTCTTTTAACAGGTAAAGGAATTGCTACAGCATACAAAGCTGTTGTGTCAGCTCTATCTGTAGTTTTTAGTCTACAGACATACAAGACCATTGCACTTACAGTTGCAGAAAAGGCTAAAAACGCAGCTATGATTGTGGGCTCTACTGTAGCAAAAACAGCAGGAGCTGTAATGGCTGTTTTAGCCAATATGACAGGCTTATCAACAGCTAAGACTTGGTTATATGTAACAGCTCAAAAGGCTATGAGTGCAGCTATGATTGTGGGCTCTACTGTAATGAAAGGTTTGGCTGCAGCTGGCAGGATCTTAAATATTGTGCTCATAGCAAATCCAATTGGTTTAATCATTGGTTTAATCGGTGGCTTGATTGCAGCCGGTGTATGGTTATACCAAAACTGGGATACTGTTAAGGAAAAGGCAGGTCAGCTATGGGATTGGTTTGCGCAAAAGTTTCCTGGCATTGCTACAGTAGTTCAAACTGTAATAGGTACAGCGGTAAACAACTTTAAGACTCTGATATCAGTTGTATCAAGTGTTTGGGAACGAGTAAAAGCAATCTTTAGTAACATAATTGATTTTGTATCCAATGTGTTTACAGGTAACTGGAGTGCTGCTTGGGAGAATGTTAAAAATATCTATGGTAACGTCTTTGGTGCATTGGTAGATTTGGCTAAGCTCCCTATCAACAGTTTAATCAACCTTATCAATAAAGCCTTTTCATCTATTGGCTCTATCAGTGTTGATATTCCTGATTGGGTGCCAGGTGTCGGTGGTAAAACCTATGGTTTTGAGATGCCTCAAATACCTGCCCTTGCAACAGGTGGTATTGCTACAGCTCCTACACTAGCATTGATTGGTGAAGGTAAAGAAAACGAAGCTGTACTTCCATTATCAAAACTTGAATCAATGTTATCTGTATCAGCTCAAAACGCTGAATACAATGCACGTAATGAAGCTGTAACAAACTTCTCAAGTCAGGAAGCTCAAAACAGATATGGTTATGCTCCATCAGCGGTGATGATACCTGAGTTAGATAGTAGCTTAGGTTCTACTAACAATGTATCTAATTCAACGGTTAATTCAACCTATGGTGGTAACAGCACTAAGACCTCATCCATAGTTGTTAACTTTAATCCTCAAATTACAGTTAATGCAGGTAATGGTGAAAAGGCAGATCCTTATGCTCAGGTAACTAAGGCTTTAACTGAGGGTCGTAACTCATTAAAGAGAGAATTAGAAAAACTCTTTAGTGACAGGTCAAGGCTTACCTTTTCTTAAAGTTAAGTCTGCTTATGTTCAGGAACTCTTCTAGTAGATAAAAAATACCTGCAAGAGTTCCTAGAATAAGGAATGCAACCATGCAAACTGAGCCTACAGTATCTGCAAAGCTGTCGCCTAAAATGTAAGAAGATACAAAGCCTACAAAGGCAGAGACAAATAAAGAAATAAGGTACAAAACAAAGAAACCTAAAGCTCCAATGGTAAGAAATATCACTGCTAGAGCTATAAGTAAAACAGTTCTTTGAACATTGTTACTTCCTAAATTTAGTTCAAACCAGTCTTTTAAAGACAGCTTTTTATCATCTTGCATAGACATACCTGTAATGATTGAGATTTGTTTAAATTATAGAACAATATGAGCAAAATATATAATTCAATCCAAGGTGACACTTGGGATAAGATTGCTAAAGAACAGTTGGGCAGTGAGTATCTGATGTCAGAACTTATAGCTGCAAACTTATCTTTAAGTCACTATGCAATTATGCCTGCTGATCTACAGATTGTTATACCAGATATCAATGTATCACCCAGAACTATAGATCCTCAGTTATTACCACCATGGAAGAGAAACAGTAATGGATAACTTAGCTTCTGTACTACATACCTTTGTAAGTGTTGTTTATCAGGATACTGATATCTCAAAAGATGTATATGAAGATCTTTTAAACATCTCTTATACAGATAAGATTGAAGATGAAGGCGACGAACTTACAGTTACGTTAAAAGACGAAACAGGCAAATGGGCAGGCTCTTGGTCACCTGAGCGCGGAGCTAAAATCACAGCTACTTTTGAAACTGAGAGTAGAGGCAGTTTAGCTACAGATACAATGATTGTAGATAGCTTAAAGACCTCAGGCTCACCAAGAATATTTGAGCTCTCGGCTGTAAGTATTCCTTTAGATAACACCATCAGACGTGAGCTTAAAACACGTAACTTTGAGAACATAAGCTTAAAAACATTAGGTCAGCAGATAGCCGATGAGGCAGGTCTCAAGTTCTTCTTTGACTGTGAAGATGTGCCAGAGTACGACAGGTTAGATCAAAAACGTGAAAGCGATTTGGCTCTTCTACAGCGTTTATGTAAAGACGCTGGCTTATCCGTGAAGGTAAGTGCACAAACCTGTATTATCTTTGACCAAAAGAGCTATGAAAGTAAGAAAGCTGTAAAGACCTACAATCTAGGTACAAGCCCTATCTTAAACTGGTCTTTTCAGGCTCAGCAGTCACAAAGATACAAAGCATGTACTGTTAAATGGCGTGACACTACCAAGCGTCAGGATTCCAATAAAGGAGGTTCATCAACTCAATCTGCCCAATCAAAGATTGCTGTTCAGGCATCTCCTGTAGCAGTACAGGCTGATACTTCAAATCCTGATATCTTTGGCTCTAACAATGTAGATACCAAGTCTAAAAAGACATCTACTGCCAAAGCTAAAAAAGGCAATCAAAAGCAGAAAGTTGAAGATCAGGATTACACCTACACTGACGATAGTGTTGAGGAATCAGGTCAAACATACGTTTTAAAGAAACGCTGCTGTTCTTTAAAAGAAGCAGAGCGTTTAGCCAAAGCAACACTGCGTAAGCTGAACTTAAGGCAGACTACAGGCTCTTTATCTGTAGTAGGTGATCCTCTTATGGTGGCAGGCTCAGTAATTGAGTTAACCGGTTTTGGTTCTTTTGATGGAAACTTCATCATAGAAAGAGCTGAGCACTCAATGGGTCCTAATGGTTATGTGACATCACTGGATGTTAGAAGAGTAAACAGTACATACTAATGAACAACGACTTTTTATCAGCAAATGAGCGCGTATCTAGTTTAGAAAGCACTCTGACCGAGATCATTCGTGTAGGTACAGTAAGCTCTACTAATCCTCAAAAGCACACGGCAAGAGTAACCATCTCTGATGAGGACAATCTCACAACACATGAGCTGGCTGTATTGTGCTGTAATACCTTCAAAAATCACGACTACAATATGCCTGATGTTGGTGATGATGTTCTATGTGTGTTTATGCCTCAGGGCATCGAGGAAGGCTTTATCTTAGGCTCTTTCTATGCCGGTAATGTTCAACCGCCTACAACGAACCAAGATGAACGCAAGGTAGAATTTGCTGATGGAACCACAGTTACTTATAACCGTGCTACTCATGAACTTGATGTAGTCATTGAAGGCACTCATATTCATGCTGATAGGGCAAAGGTTAACATCACCACACCTCAGGAAGTCAACATCAATACAACAAATGCCAATATAACTGCAAGTGGCAATATTACCATGAAATCAGGCGGAAATACCTCAATTACTGCCGGTGGAACACTGACATTAAAAGGTTCTAATACCAACATTAACTAGGAGATTATATGCCTGCAGCAACAAGAGTAGGGGATACAGATACAGGCCACGACTTATGCCCACCAACAGCGTTATCAAGTGGTTCTCCTGATGTGTTTATCAATGGAAAGCCCGCAGGACGTGTTGGCGATCCTTATGTAGCACATGGCTGTCTGGTACATGCTCCACATTCAGGAACCATTGCATCCGGTGCACCACATGTATTTATAAACGGAAAGGCTGCAGGTAGGGTTGGTGATCCTGTCTCCTGCGGAGGTTCTGTGGCACAAGGCTCTTCAGATGTGGTTATTGGAGACGAAGGTGGGTAATTCCTTTTTATCATCATTATCTTCTTTTTAATTAGTGTGGAAAAATGAATGAAACGTAATTGGACAATAGTTAAAGAAATTCTTGAAGCAATCGAGACTAACCAGATAAAAACTCACTGGGAGTCATTACCTGAAGAACAACATGATCTTGTGCTCCTTCATTATGAATTACTTGAGGAAAGTGGACTTATATCAAACTATCAGATGGTAAATGATGTTGATATTGACGGTTTTAGTCACAGGCATCCTCTTTTCTGGAAAGAAAGGCCAGGCATACCATCAATAAGATTAACCATGAAAGGGTATGATCTTCTTGAAGTTCTACGTGATCAAGCTCTTTGGAACAGGATCATCAATAAAGCAAAATCTCTAGGTGTGAAGCTTACTTTTGAATTTATCAAACAGGCAATACCTGTAATTTACAAACAGTTACTCTAAATAAAGAATTTCGTAATAAAAACTCTTTGGATAACTCCTTAGGGCTTTTTTTAATACCTAAAGGAATGAGTTATGAAAATTGGTTTGCAGGGGATGTTTGGCTTAGTGCCGTTCACCTGTTCTGATAAAAGAGTGCTGACCTACCAAGATCTTCAAGTGCAGCGTTCTGCCAGGTATGCATCTCATGAGATTATAGGTCAAAAGCCTGTAAATGAATTTATAGGTCCTGACTCCGATAAGGTCTCTTTTAAAATTCAGTTAATCAGAAATTTAGGAGTATCTCCCGCTGTGTATTTAGCAATTTTAAGAGAGATGCTTGAGAGTGGAGAAGCCTATCGTTTAGTGTTAGGTCTTGACTATTTTGGCAAGTATATTCTCTCTGATTTGTCAGAAGATCGCAAATACTATGACGGACGAGGTGGCTTGCTTAATTGCGATGTTACTTTGAACCTAACCGAAGCTAAAGGTTTCTCTTTAGTAGCTTATGCTAAATCAATGGTATCTAAGATTATTTAAGGCTCTATATGAACGTATCGACAATTACTGTATCAACAAATGAACTGATTAGCCTTGCTCCTCCTAATGAACTTCTTGAGATAAGACAGAATGTTGCAACTATATTAAAAACGATTAAAGGCTCCGTTCCGTTGGATAGAGATTTTGGGGTTGATTATAGTGCTTTGGATTCTCCTACCAACCAATCTTTAGCTTTATGGAGATTGAACATAATTGATGCAATTGAGCGCGATGAGCCCAGAGTTAAAGTTAAATCTGTTGCTTTAGATCAGGATAAATCAGATGTAGCAGAGGGCGTATTAGTTCCTATAGTAACACTGGAGGTTGTAATTAATGAGTGAAATATTTCCACGATTTGATTTACCAGAGCTTAACTTTTTAACAGTTGATGCTACAGCTAACGAGCAACGCATTATCGGTAAGTATGAAGAGCTTACAGGTAGAACTTTAGCTAACGGTGATCCTGTAAGGCTGTTTTTACTGTCTTTAGCTGCAGAAAGCACTATGTTAAGACAGGCTTTCAACCTTGCTGCAAGACAAAACCTTTTATCCTATGCTACAGGTGATCATCTAGATGCTCTAGGTGAAATGGTAAACACTCAGCGTATTACCGCTCAAAAGTCAGTCGTCACTTTAAGATTTAACTTAAACACTGCCCAATCAGGTGTGTATGCAATACCTGCCGGTACAAGAGTATCAGACGGTACAACCATGTTTGCTACCAATGAGTTAGCAGAAATACCTGAGGGAGAAACTACTATTGATGTTGTGGCAACCTCAACTATAGAAGGCAGTTATACTAACAATATCAAAGCAGGTGCTATCAACACTGTAGTTGATCTTCTACCTAATCTTGAGAGTGTAGAGAATATCAATCAACCATCAGGTGGAGCTGATACAGAAACAGATGAAGCCTATGCTCAAAGAATACATTTAGCACCAGGCTCTTTCTCTGTTGCAGGACCTCATGACAGTTACGAGTATTACTGTAGAAAATTCTCAGCTGCTATTATTGATTGCAGCATTTACGGCTTGCCTGAACATGCCGGCAATGTATATGTCCATCCATTGTTAACAGGTGGTACTTTACCAACAGAAACCTTTGTTAGTGAATTAAAGAACTACCTGAGCGCGGATGATATTAGGCCATTGACAGACAACGTACTTGTAAGTGCACCTCAAGCTGTAGCTTACACAATCAATCTTAAGTGGTTTTTAAACACCAGTGATGTGAACAGAATATCTCAGGTGACATCAGCTGTAGTACAGGCAGTTGAAGAGTACAGACAGTGGCAGCAAACAAAGATTGGGCGCGATCTTAACCCTGATGAGTTAATTAAGCGTCTTCGTAATGCAGGTGCCAAAAGAGTTGAAATAACCTCACCTGTCTTTACAGAAGTCACCAAATCTCAGGTTGCTCAGTGCCCTGCATCAGATGTAACCATTACCTACGGTGGTGTTGAAGATGAGTAATAAGATTGAAGATAAAACTCTTCTTCATCAGCTTTTACCGTCTTCAATAGCAGATGAAGAAATATTTAAAAATGCTGCTACGGCATTACATACAAACAGCGATACAAAAGGTCATCTAAACGATGGCCTTTTTTATTACCTGTTAGATAGTGCATCCAGTGAGCTTTTAGATCATTTGGCATCACAGTGGCGAGTGGGTGTTTGGCGAGATTCATGGCCTGTAACACGTAAGAGGTTGGTTCTTAAGACAATCATTAAGACCTTATCTCACTACGGTACCAAGAAAGCCATTATCGATGTACTGGAGTCACTTGGCAATGGTGTGCAGATGAAGGAATGGTGGGAAACAACACCACCCGGAACGCCTCACACATTTTCAATCAACATCGATTTGAATATTCAGCAGGTAAAAGCTGAAGCTATTGATGATGCTGTAACCGCTCTGGATCTTGTTAAGCCAGTTAGGTCGCAGTACTCAATTACGCAAGGTCTAAATTTATTAGACGGCATTCAGTTAAGACCTGCTGTAAGAGTATGTACGTCATATAGATGCGATGCAGAGCCAATCAAGACGGATACTCTTACAAACGGCATTTCTCTTCATCCTGGAATTCGTGTTTTAACTTCTCATCATGTCGAAATTCCTGACTATCACCATGTGAAGACAAATGTAGAATCAGTCGCACATCTTGCAGTCAGAACCTCAACTATTTCTCGTGTTATTTTTAAGGAAGAATAAATGGCAGCGATAATTACATCCGCAGGCTTACAAGCCATGATTAATGCTCAGGCAACAGGAACTGAAAAAGTAAAGTTGTCTGTTATGAAGTTCTCTTCTGATGTTATTGAAGTAACTTCAGCAACTAAAGATATTGGCACTGTCGTATGCACCTGCCCCGCAACTGCAGGTCTGAATGTTGGCGATGGTATCATTCACGTTTCCGGCGCTGACGGTTCTCAGAACGTGTACGACGTACACACTGTTGGCGTGTATACAGAAGACGGCATTTTATTTGCTGTAAACTCATCGACAGAGCCTTTAGCTCAGAAGGTTCGATTGAGTAGTATCTCAATTGCTTTAGACATCTTAATCACTTCAGTTGATCCAGGTGTTATTGATTTTGGTGATGCATCTTTTGCAAATCCTCCAGCCTCAACCGTAACCGCAGGTGTAGTAAAGATCGCTACAGAGTCTGAAATTCTTGACGGTTCTGATAACAGCAAATGCGTTTCACCATATGCCTTAAAGAATGCATTAAAAAAAGATAACAGCATTCTTCATGCAGACGGTAATGAAACTATTGATGGTAAAAAGAAGTTTACTCAGACAGTAGATGCATCAATTTTCGGTAATGCTGAAACTGCAACTAAACTGCAGACGGCACATAATATTAATAATACCGCATTCGATGGAACCGCCGACATCACCACTAAAAAATGGGGTACAGCTCGTAATATTAAGATCCAGGATGCTACAGGTCAGAATGTCTCTGTAGCTGTATCTGTTGATGGCAGCAAAGATGCCGTTCTTCAGTTGCCTTCAAAAATTGTTCTGGCAGATGGTATTGAAGGTAATGCGTCTACTTCAAGCAAGTTACAGAATGCCAGAGTGTTAACAATTAATGATACTCGCGATAACCTCGGCGCAGGCGTATCCTTCGACGGTTCAAAAAACGTTACTATCTCACTGCCACCGTACATTGCAACTCAGCTGTTAAAGGATAAGACAAAATGCTACGGCAACGATTATTACGACGATAGTGATATTACCTCGTTGATTTACGCTGGCAATGGCGCAGGCACTATTAGAAATGAGATCGCAAACGGTAACTTCGCAAGAGTGCACCCAGGTCAAACGATCAGGGGTAAAGCTACAGGCACCACATACATTGTTGTAGGTTGTAATATCTATCTGCACAGAGGCGATACAGAACTGACACGTAACCATATAGGGCTAATGCCTATTCAGCTTGTTGGCAATACAGGTAATTTGCTATGGTCGGGTAAACAATATCAAGGTGCAAGTACTAACAATACAACTCAAGGTTACGCTCCATGGGCTAGTGACAACGAGACAGAGGGCAAAAATCAGACTTCGTGCTATAGAGACAGTTATATAGCTACGACTGTGCTACCGAAAGTTGATAATCTGTGGTTAAAACCTGACTTTGAAAATCAAGGCATTTCGGTTCTGACCTTCAGAAACATCGATGCGATGAAATTCGACGCCAACGCCGTCTGTATGTCTAATCCTAACTGGAAAGGATGCCCAACAGACTGGTGGTTGAACAGTTCTACTAACGGTTGGGCTTCAAAGCGTTTAGTTTTACCGTCAGAACCTGAGATTTATGGTCACTATGCGTGGGCGGGCTCTTCTTTTGAGAGTGGATCACAGCATACGCAGCTACCTCTGTTCAGACATAAGGAAGTACACAAAGTATATCCTAGAACCGATATATGGCTGAAAGATTCAGCCTCTGCGTCTTATGCGTGTGTTGTGCGCGCTGGTGGCTATGCCGATTACCACGGCGCTTCGGATGCGTGTCGTGTGTGCCCGCTCTTTCTCATAGCGTAGCGAATCGCGCAGCAATCGGCGTGGCTGGTCCCCGCCCTGCGCGACGCTTGAATATGTAAATAGAAACTTACAAAGAAAACGGGCTTTTTATGTCAAATATTCCAAAATCAAAACGCAAGCCAACACAGTTTCAGCTTTTTATAGATTTATCAAATATCCGTCATCAGCTGACAGAGTACATCTGCCATGACTTTTCCGACGACAACATTGCTTACTTACGAGGAACGAATAACTACAATCCTCAGCAATGGCGTTATGAGCATGAAAGAATGCTGCTAATCGATACTATTGATCGTCTGCAGAGCTATATCACTGAATCTAACTCAATCTATCCTGTAACTTTAAAAGAGTACTTTGAACGCCGTCGCTTAGCTACATGTGCAATCTCTACAGTCGAATATCTGATACAGGAGCTTCAGTACATCTCGCATGACTTCTCTATCAGAGCCGATAAATACGTAAATATGATACAGACGCTTATCTCTTTTGAACAAAAGCTCAAAGCATGGCGTGCCTCGACTAAACGATTTAAGAAGTTAATCAACGATTCACTTGCACAAATCATTGCAAGTGAAATCGGAAACGAAGATAATGCTACGCAGGGTAGTACTCTAACATCAGCCTCTGCGTCTAATGCGTGTAATGTAAGCGCTAATGGCAATGCCAATAACAACAACGCTTCGGATGCGTTCCGTGTGTGCCCGATCATTGAACATCTACTGCAGGTCGTATCTTAATGATTTCTAAGATCAAAGAGCCTGCCTTATGTATCAAAGAGGAGAGTACATCCCTTTCAGACGATTTAGATAATCCTGACAAAACAGACCGTCCGATGTGTCCAGTTACGACTGTTGACACTATGCACGGGCGGTCACTCTTGATGTCGAAAGCATTCACTCCACAGGCACTTTTCAAAGCTTTTCACGATTTAAAGAAACCTATCAGATTTAAAGAATCTGTTCAGCAGTACGAGCTTAACGCCTTTCGTAACATAGCAGAATTTATCACAGATTATCAGAATGGCGATTACCACCTCCACCGAGGTGCTGAGTTCAATCTGTCCGAGCGTGGCAAGATACGACACATCTGTGCTACACCAATTTACGACAGAGTACCTGTAAGAAGTTTCTGCGACAATGTTCTAATCCCAGCGTTGAGGCCATATCTGATTTATGACAACTGCGCAAGTCTAAAAGGTCGTGGCATTGATATGCAGCGCAATCGCATGAAGGTACATCTGCAGAAGTACTTCAGAGAACAGCACGCAAATAATGGCTACATTCTGCAGGGCGACTTCAGTAAGTTCTTTGACAACTTAGATCATGCCAAGATTATTAAAGCTATTGGCGACAAACTTCATGATACTGATTCTCTATTGTTTCTGAAAATGGTACTCAAATCGTTCTGCTTAGACTTTTCAAACTGCTCAGACAGTGAGCTTGAGGACTACAAAAATAGCACAAAGATAATCAATTCGCTTAATTTCAGAAAGGCAACTTCTAATACTGCTAAGACAATCGCCAAAGGTGTCGAAATTGGCTCTGAGGTGTCGCAAATCATCGGTGTGTTCTACCCGTATAAATTAGACAACTACATTAAGATTGTTAGAGGCTGTAAATACTACGGCAGATACATGGACGACTTCTATGTTATTCATCATGACAGAGCCTTTCTTGAAGAGCTTTTAAGAGATATTCAAACAATATCAGGGCAGCTGGGACTTCACCTTAATCTTAAGAAAACACACATTAGGCCACTTAACCGTACTTTTGTTTTTCTCAAAACGAAATACACACTTACTAACACAGGAAAAGTAGTAACGAGCCTGTGCTCAGATACTTTTAAGCGTGAAGCAATTAAGCTAAAGAAATTTAAAAAACTATACCTAAGCAAAAAGTTAACTCTTGATGCAATAATCTCACAATTCAAGTCGTGGCGTGGCTCTGTAACACGCGGACAGTTTCACAATCGCAAAGCTGTAAAACAGCTTGATAATCTTTTCTTTCAACTTTTCAGTTTAAAATATGAGGATCTTAAAAATGGCAGAAGTAACAAAAGAAAGCACTCAGAATGATATCACTGGCGAGCTTAGTGCAAAGTACACAAGGCTTATCGCAATTCAGAACGAGCTGAGAGCTGTCTTCGACTATAAGTGGATTAAGATTGTAGGTATTCTGGTAAAGCAGTTCAAGCTTGACCACCCAGACACCCCTCTACCTTATGACACAGACGAAATGCAGAAAAAGTGTGACGCTCTGCGCAAAGAGTACGATGAGATAAGAGCAGAGCTTGTTCCTTACTATCCAGGGTTGCGAGAAGGAGACAAATAATGTACACAAGATTACACGCTGTTAATGGTATTGTAGGTGAAGGTGTTAAGTTCGAGAGAATTAGACGTGTCACTGGTTATCTTGTGGGAACACTGGACAGGTTCAACGATGCCAAAAAGGCCGAGGTGCATGACAGAGTAAAGCACATGCACATGTAAAAGAATAGCCCCCTCTTTGTAAGGGGCTATTAGAACCGAACATTGAATACAAAACCTTATAGTTACGAGTGACTTGGAGTGACCTTTTATCAAAAATAACAAATTTGTGTTTATTTTCAATGTATTATAAAATTGTTTTGATTCCCATCTAGGGCACCAACCCGACAAGACAGCTTAGGCTGTCTTTTTTATCCCAAAGATCTCGGTTTTCTTCTTACACTAGTCCTATTTAGGGCCTTTCAATAGCCCTTATTAAACTAATCCTACATCATCATCTAAAGTAGCACGCTTGAGTTTTGTATTTTGAAGCACGATTGGATCAATATCCATCATGTTAAATAAGTTCTCATGGCGCTTGAGAATATTAGTGGTAGGGATAATGGTATTGTTATGGTAGATGCACTCTAACGTATCTAGATCTTTAAAGGTCATATACATTGAGTTGTCTTTTAACTTCACCTGCTCTTTCTTAGGTTTATCTTTGTTCCATTCAACTACTTTCATCTTTATGGTGTTTAAGAACTCAGATGAAATAAGGCCTAAGAATAACTTAGCATTAAAGTGATCGTCATTAGATACTCTTAAGGTATCAGCTTGAACGTGATTCTTGAAGTAACGGTACATAACTTCAATTTCATTACGTTGGCGATAACGCATGAATATCTCTTCACAATCGTATTCTTGAGTAGAAGCTAAAAGCCACACACCGTTTTCCTGACTGATTTGGCTAACCTTAGCATTATTTAAGTCATAGCGATTCTTTTGGGTATTAAAAGAGATAATGCCATCATCAATTAAGTCTTGCTGTCTTTCGGTTAACTTAGGCTGAGTAGGCTTTTTCTTATGTTGAGCTACAGCTTTAGCTAAATTCTCTTTATATTCATTGTGGACTCGATTAAGTTCAATTGCTTCATCTTTAAGTTGAGATTTATAAGCCTGGGCAATAGCAGGATTATAGAAAGCGTAAAGGTAGATAGGCTTTCTTTGCTTTGCCTGAGCTTTAACATTATAGAAAGACCACATAAGCTTAAACTTACAAGCGTAGTTCACTTCATTCTCTTGTTCAATCTTAACGCAGCCATTACCTACAGCTAAGTCATCAATGTTATTTTTAATAAATTTTTTAATAGCATTGTGAGATATCTTAACGTGCATGATAAAGTCGATATCGAGGTTATACATAACAGAGACGTTGTAGGTGGACCAATAACCTCTATCTACGATTAAATTGTACTTATCACAACCAAAGTAAGCTAATTGTTTTACCGAGCCCTCAAGGGTAGCTATATCATTAGTATGCCCTGAGTAAGAGCAGTGTCCAAAGATAGTACCAGTGGTCTGCTCAATTAAGGCTAAGAAGTTAACAATAGGAACATCATTACCGCTTTTAGAATTACCGTAGTCAGCATTGCTGATATTGTTTGAATTAACATCGATATTACTACCATCAAGGGCAATGTACTTTCTAGTAGCTAGAGGGATGCTGAGCTTTGATAAATCAGCTCTCATGATCTCCTGTTTCTTTTTATAGAAAGCCACGATAAAGGTATCGCTTAAAACAGGATAAAGTCTTTGTACGGTGTCTTTATTCATAAATCCTGAAAAAGGTACTATGTGATCGCGAATAAAGTACTCAATTGCACCTAAGCGTTTAACACCTTCGTATATTGAATAAATAAACAGTGTGAGTAGCTGTTCATATTGAGTCTTAGTTAAAACTCTATTGTCATATAAAGCCTTTAATGCTCTACCAGAATAACTTCTTTTAAATACTTCAACAATGAAATAGGTAGCACCTATTTTCATGTGTCCTGCTTGTAGTAAATCAGAAGCATTTACCCCTTGAGATTTTTTACTCTTACGAAGCTCAATATGGATTTTATTAAAAGCTGTTCTTTCAACCTTAAAGTCTACAAAGTCAGGATATTCCTTTAAGAACTTGTTATTAAGAATAATCTGACCGAAACCATCTTTTGTCTCAATCTTACCAATGCTTTTAACATCCTTCTTAACAGTACGTTTAGTGGCAGCGTCATACTCAGGTCTGTAGCTGTAAACATAAAAGCAACCAGCAGCCTTGCTAGCATTAGCGTAGACGTTACTTAAGATTGAATAAGCTGAAGAGATATCCATAATACAAAATCCGATTTGCTTTAATATAGTGTAAGAAATATCTTACACGAAAAGATAGCAAAATGCAAGACTTTGAAGTAAAAATGTCGGAAATTTTTGCTTCTATTTCAAAGGGTAAAATGTAATTTTGGAAATTTTAGAAAATTTGTAATATAGTGTAAGAAGTTAGATCACAATCTTTGGGTTTTATCTTTATTTTTTTACCTTATTTGGCTATACTTAATTTATGTTAAGCGAGATTTTAGAGGAACATCAAATGGAAAAGAAAAGAATATACGAAGTTCTTTTAGAAACACTTGATCCTGTTTCTTTAAAGAAAAGTATTGATTCAAGAAATGAAGAACTAGAAAAAGTTATTTCAGAAGAATCAGATATTAAGCTTGGTTTAGATGAACACTTTAGAAGTGTTGGCGAATTATTAAAAAACGCTATGCATAAGGTAGAACATGATGTCAAAGCAACCAACTAATAGTGAGTCATCTGTTGTAAAAAATTCTAATAATCAAAACCTCTCACCTTCGAGCATTCACGTTTTACAGCAAAGATCTGAAATCTACTATGGACCTTTGCCTTCTCCGCAAGCATTTGGAGAATATGAAAAAGTACTACCTGGCTGTGCTGAAAGAATTGTTTCCATGGCAGAGTTAGATCAAAAAGCAAAAATCGATATTCTTAATCAACAACAAGCTACTAAAGATAAGTTAGTTGATAATATTCATAACGAGAATATGACTCAGCTAAACGTAGCAAAAATCTACACTGTAGCAGTGTTGGTTTTTGGTTTTATAATGCTTATCGCTGGTCTTTACGAAATAATCTTTAAAGACAATTTCTTTGGATATGCTTTGATAGCTCCTTCATTCTTTATGTACTGTGCACAAGCTTTCAAGTACCTATTTCCAAAGAGAAAATAAATGTCTCTAGTTATGTCTCCAATTTTTATAACTTACTAATTTATAAAGAAAATTATCAACATCGAGTACATTCTAGGACACCAACCCGACAAGACAGCTTAGGCTGTCTTTTTTCATTTTAGAATATCAATCCTCATTCTCCCATTCTCCTTTAAATACTTACGTTGAGCCTTAGCAATAAATAGTTTAAACTACTCTTATCTTCAAATAGTTTGAATAAATGAGGTCTGTATGAACGCAGTTATCGACACTGAAAAGTTGGTTAAAAGACCAAGCAACAAGGAAGTAAGCCGTGCTGGTGAAATTATTAGAACTTCTACAGACGATCAAAAAGTATTTGAAGCAATATCAGTATTAGATAATTGGCGTTCTTTGCACTCAACTCCATTAAATGCTATGCGAAAGTATGTAATGGGTGTTTTAAAAAGAAAGAAATTTTCTGCAATTATCGGTCAGCGCTTAAAGCGTATGCCTTCCATTATCACCAAGATTAAGCGTTTTGAAGGAATGTCTGCATCAAGAATGCAAGATATTGGAGGTATTAGAATTATCTTAGATAGCATCAGTGATGTTTATGCTGTACACACAGCTATTACAAATTCTAAGACAAAACACGAATTTATCGTACCGCCTAAAGATTACATTAAAGAGCCTAAAAAGGATGGCTATCGAAGCCTTCATCAAGTGTTTATCTATCACAATGAAAAACATCTTGAATATGATGGTATGAGAATTGAAGTTCAATTAAGAACAAAACTTCAACACTCATGGGCTACAGCTGTTGAAACTCTTGGTGCCATTAACAATGCATCATATAAAACAGGTGAGGGCGGAGAAGAGGAAAAACGTTTTTTTAAATTAGCTAGTGCATTGCTTGCTTTAAAAGAAGGACAGAATGTTGCTGCTGAGTTTATTGATACTCCTAAACAAGAGCTTATTAAAGAACTTATGACTCTAGATAAAAAACTCAATATCATAAGTTCAATTAGTGGTATCTCAGTTTCATCTGAGAAAATCAGTAAGTACATTGCTAAAGGATGTAAGTACTTCGTACTTGAACTGACTATTACAGAAGGTAATAAAGGTCAATTGACATTAACCTCTTTCCATCTAGAAGATGATGCTAGACTTTTCTATAAAGCAAAGGAAGATGCTACTAGGTCACTTGGCAATAAGTCAGTTTTAATGATCACTTCAGAAAATATTAAGAACATCAAAAAAGCATATCCAAACTACTTCTTAGATACTCAGTATTTTGTAAAAGAACTAAGGAAGATCATTGAATCTAAAATTTCTTAACCTTATTTTGAGTGGTAGCTTTTTAGTTGTTTCCGGTAAAGTTCCGTGAAGATTATAACTTAATGATTTGTAATAATCTTTTGAGTGTCTATTCTCCTATATGGTTCCATTGTAAAGACATCTAAGAGGAGTTTAATTTTTAGATATTGATTATTAAAATCTCAACTAGCAATGACCACGTACTTGACATCCTCCCCTTGCTAAAGCAAGGGGATTCCTACCGCCCCATATAGTTTCCTATATGGGGATTCGACGGGTTCGCGTTGCCGACTACTTCGAAGCTTTCGCTTCTTGTTTGTTCGCTAGAACT